TTTTGCAAGTGGATCTTTATTAAGGTATATATCTATACCTAGATCTGTAGATATAATAAATTTCTCTATTAATACACTTTCCTTATTCTTGTGTTTCCACCATTGTTTATACAATAAAAACTTACCTTTTTTAGCCTCTGCTTCCTTCATTTTTATTTCTTTCATTTCTACCGGGTATTTCTTTTCTTTTAAATCAGGGATCTTTTTAAGCAATTCATCCATTGTTTTAGCTTCAACTATAACCCCTTCTTCTTTCGTTGCAGAAAAGCTATAATCTACATACTTATTAAATAATTCCATAACGAAGGGTTTATCCATCTCACTCTTTACTTCTTCTAACTTATTCTCTTTTATTAAAGATTCTATACAAATCTTAAAGTTATTTTTTAAAACATCAAATTCAGCCTTTACTTCTTCTCCTCTGCGCTTATCAGCGTATGCTTGAACTATTTCACTTAACTTCATTTTCCCCCCCTTTGTCTTTTACGACTTCTTTCTTTTTAGGATTAGCTTCTAGATCCATCTCGTAATCCTTTTCTAAATCAACTCCTACTTGAGAAATGAACAGATTGAATATTACCTTCGCTTGTGTTTTATCAATGTATAATTTCTCTTCTGCTTTACCTAATCCTTCAACAAAACCATTTATTGAATCTGCAACAGTCTTGTTATCACGAGAAACTATAGGAGATCCTATAATTCTAAATGTTTTATCAACATTTTCTTTCAATGTTCCAGCTATTATGGCCTGATCTATGACAAACTTAATCATCTGAACAAGCATCGATTTAACTGTTTTTTGCCTTGATTTTAATTTCTTTAATGTAGGAAGCCCCATTTCCAATGCAGTTGCTCTTGTAGTTGTTGAGCCTTCTGCAAACCAATGTTCAGGGAATCCTGCACCGCCTAATATCTGATTCTTAAAAAGCCTGGCTTCATTAGAAGCGTCATCAGATTCTAGTTTTGGTGTTTCTGCCTTCCATTTTATCTTTTCATTATGCGCCCGAATCGAGCCAGGTTTAGGTATCGCTAGATTTTTAACAAATACCTTTAATTCTGCTTCTGTCATTCCATCGCATTGAATATCCCAAATGAAATTATTTAAAAGGAACGCCCTTTCAAGCCTTGCGAATAAGAACTGATCATATCCATCTAGCCAATCAGATAATGTTAAAAGATCACTTCTCCCCCTACTAGCTGAAATGACTTTATTAATAGGAAAGAAAAATCCTCCACCCACCAACTTGCCATTTGTTTTAGAAGTAACCCTTTTATCTACATTAATAATATCCATTGTCTTGCTTTCCTGAGAACCAACTCTGCGCCATATAACTTTTTTGTTTATTCTAGGATTATTCCTATCCTTCTTGACTCCTTGAACCAATGTAGGATCTATATAACCTAACTTTACTGATCCATCAACTTCATTTACCCATACAGGTAAAAACAATTCACCAAATATAGACTGCTCTTTGACAAAAATTTCTATTTCATCATCCAGGTTATTTTGAGGATCGTCCCAAAAAGCCCGTATAACTTCTTTTACTGAGTCGTCTTTAGCTATGAAAGTGAATCCATCACCTACAACGAAATCCTTAACTAACTCTATAATTCTTTTACCCATAGGATTTGAATCATACATATAAAATGCAATATCCTGCATTCTTTTCTGCGTAGTTAAATTCAGATCCCTATTAGTTATCGTTGTTAAATTCCTCCATAAAGCATCGTCAGAGCCACCTCCTACCATAGGATATGCTTCTTGAAGGTGCTTTGTTATTTCCCTGTATTTTATTTCTCGTTCACCAAATGATTCAAAGCCAGAGGGAACCAACGATTTTGTTTTCTTTACTCCTTTTTTTCTTTTCATATTAGTCTCCTTTTTTCTATTTTTCTAGCCCCTATTACTGACATAGCAGAAGCTCCTCTTAGGATAGGTGACTCTACGACTCTTTCCACTCTGCCATCAATATCTAATAACTCTTGCCCGGGATCTAATCCTACACTCGCAGCTGCTGCCTTTAATAGGGGGAACAAGTAGTTTATGCCATACTCTGCCGAATTAACTGCATGAGTAGTCCAATCATCTATGTGGTCTGTCTTTGTTTTATTCATCCTGACATTTGTCATACACTTTGCAAAATCCAAACAAGTAGGTTCTCTTGATATATTGAACTTTGGCTTTCCACTTACCACTGTTTTAAGGCAAGACTTCATACAACGCATCTTTTCATCATTAGACAATTCGCGAGATAATATGTTGATACCACCTTTGGAGATCTTCTTATAGTCATCTATGATACTTGTTTTTGTCTGACGACTTCGCTTATTACCAGATTTATCACCTACGAATATTATGTCTTTTATTTCACCTGTATAACGTAACGCGCCTAAACACTTAAGGAACTCATTATATAGCTCTGGAGTAAGCATATCTTTGAATATTTTATAATAAATGAAAAATATTCTATCTTCAAAATCCTTCTGTGCGAAAAGAAATACCTCACCGGCAAGACCGAAATCCATGAAGCAATACAGTGGAGATTTAGGATTAAGATATACTTTATGTCCTAATAGATGCATATTATCACTATATTCAGCGTATGATCGATCTGTTCTTGCTTTATCATACTGCCTTAGTATCTCTTGCGCGATCTCTTGTTCGGTCATAGAAGATGTCTTCTTTTTATACCATTCTGGTGTATGTTGTGGATTTTCGTGCCAATCAAACCCCATCTTTACAAAACCAGAGTTCTTCATATTCTTAATTTCGGCAAACTTGTTATTGACAGTTTCTTTAGGCGGCGTAGAATTAAGACATACCGAATTCGTAGCATTCCTTAATCCTTTATACATTTCATCCAAACAATCTACAAACGCCGCCTCATCAACTAGGATGAATCTATACTGTGTATCTCTACCGGCATTCTTATTAGCAGACTCACCTTTTATAACAGAATTCATAGATGGCACTTTAAATACAAGGAACGGATTATGGATTCTTGGTTTTAAGAATGGAGGAAGTCTTTCCCACATGAATAAAAGCCTGCCATGCAGCGAGTGAAATGTATTTCCTGTGTCTTGAACTTCTGTTTCTTTGCGAGAAATATTTAAAGCAGTGAACCCTTTTGTATAACAAGCTTGATGCAATTCCCAAGCCATAATAGTCCATGATATACCCATATCGCGACATTTATCTATAAAGAGATCCTGATATTTATCAAGCTGTTTTACGAGCTTTTCTTGATGTGGATATAATTGAAATGGTATTATAGAAGGAGTTTTTCTAGTATCTATTGTCCAAACATAGTTGTCGTACCAATATGGCTTATCCTCTACACAACGCCTATATTCTTTCATCTGCCATTCCTTTGCGTCAGCAGGGGATCTAGAATTTATTTCCTTGCGCCAATCAATGCGGTCCGCTTTCTTAATAATTTCAACCACTTAAATCCTCCGCAGATAATATTTTTGTTTCTTTTGACTTCGACATTACACCACCAGACAAAAATACCTCAAGCCTAACCATCTTTTCAAGATGATTCAAATTCGACTTGCTTAATAAATCTCCCATCAACTTACCTTTTCCATTGCACCCGGGGCAAGGCTCTTTTATTTGAGAAATATTTACCTGATAACCTTGTCCATCGCAACATTTACATTCTGTTGAGCTCATTCCTTCTTCAAGGGCAGTTATAGTTGTCCTTGTTATATCAAGCATCTTTATTCTACGCTCCTCTAAAACAATATTAAACTTCTCGGAGATTTTTTCTTGGAACATAGTCAATCTATACTGAAGTGGCTTAATTCCTCGCTTGGCATCACCTTCCCTAAAGTATTTCCTTGCTGTTTCAAAACACATCTTTGATTCTTTCGCTGCTTTTTTAAGTGACATACCTTCTGCTAGATATGTAAATAACTCATCTATTTTTTCCTGTGGTATAGAGTATCTATATCCATAGCCTTCTTTTTTTTCTTTAGGTATTTTTAAGTTTTCTAAAGATCTTTCATTAACCATATTAATGCGCCTCCTTTAATCTAGCAACAAACTCAATAACTCCTGTTCGTTTATCTGCACCATTATCAAAGGTAGCATACATATAAACTGAATAAGTACCCGCTGATGGTATTGTATATTTATATTGCAACTGAGTGCTTGCTATTGTGATCTCAGTTTCAGTCACAATGGCAGTATCAGTGCCTATCTTCCATATCTGTATTTTAGCACTTCCTGCATCAGGTGTTTGTGCCACACCATCTATTCTAAAAGATCCTCTGAATGTTATTATGTCAGCAACATAATATTTATTTATTCTATTTGGCATATACCCCCCTAATCTTCGTCTTGTAAAAATTTAATATCATGAGTGTCATCACTAAAATCATATTCATATGTATCATTTGAAAATTCATTTACTTCAGGAACAGAAGATCCTGAACTAGAACTGTTTGAACTACTTGAACTACTAGAGCTACTAGAAGAACTAGAAAGACTAGAACTGCTTGAGCTACTAGAAGAACTAGAAG